TTTGGACTTTATGCTTGTCGTTAGTCCGCCAATGCTCACTCCTGTGCTTGTGAGTGAAAGATCTAAACCCATTATTTGCGCCACATTTTTAAGGTTACTATAGTTTTATGGATCGTATTTTTGTTGCAATTCCGTCTTTTCAAGAAGAGGATCTTGTCAAGACAGTTAACAGCATTTTTGAGATGGCAGACGATCCTGATCGTGTTTTCGTCGGTATATGTAATCAGCGTTCGGATGGAAAGGATTTTGAGACTTTTGACTGTTTCGGTGATCATGTTCGTGTCGTTGATTTGCGTTCCCCGTTCCCGCTTGGTCTTGGGCATGCCTATTACATTGCGTCTCAGTTGCTTCAGGAAGAGGAATTTGTTTTACGCGTAGACGCACATACAAGAATGAAAGAAAAATGGGACTCAGTACTAATTGAATATTTTAGAAAAATACAGAAACAAGAAAATACAAGCAAATTAATATTAAGTCATTTAACTGGTGGATTTTATAAAATAAACTTACATAAGGAAGATTTTATAAAATCTGAGTCTGAGGATATCTGGATGCATGAAAAAGAACCCCCAGATTTGGACGGTTGGATGGACAGCCTTGTTTGGCAGTTAAACAAGTTTGCCCTAAATTCCGAGCATGAAAAACAAACAGATTATTCTTGGAGTGAATCCGATTTGGAAAACGGATACAAAGAAGTCCACATGATTTCTGGTTCCTTTCACTTTTCAACAAGAGACTTTCTGTTTGACTGCGAGGCTGATCCGCGACTATTTTTTTGGGGCGAGGAGCACGTTTTAGCAATGAGGGCATGGACTCGCGGATACCGTATATACGGCATGAAAATCAACACGCAGTATACGAGTGGCAAAAACGGTGCATATCTAGAATCTGTGGGGTTGGACGATTGGCGCAACAAAGTCAAAGTGGAGCAATGGAACAAACCAAGAACGCTGGGTGGAAGTCAAATGGATCACCATGCTTCAGTGATCTTAAAAGGTGAAGAACTTGGTTTCTACGGTGCAAAAGATAAAGAATCCTACGATGCGTACATGAGCAAAATAGGTTTAGACAGATTTGCCCGTGATTAATAAAAAATCTGCGCCACAGAAGACTATTCTCTCCATTGACAAACAAGGCGCGTGGGGTGACGTCTCTTATTATCACAAACTTGAATGCGGACATATTGAAGTCCGAAAAAGGGCGTCATCTGCACCGAAAATCGCTTGCACTTGGTGCGTCATCGGGGAGGAAAAGGGAAGAGAACTTAAAGCATTAACTATCGTTCAGCCACCCACCCTTGAAGAGGTGTGGGATTTTTATGATGAATCAATAAATGAGGAAGTTAATGTTGCTCAACTTCGGGCAGGAATTGCAAGTTCCATAGGCTGTCCACAGGACAGCGTTGAGGTTGTATCAGAGGTAGGCGAAGACAACATTCTTCGCGTGAACTATGTGACAGTTTTTTTAGATATTGAACTTGCAAAGAAAATTGGGAAATACGAGAAAAACATTTGAACTCCCCGACAGGGGTTGTAGTGTTAGGCGAACATTACACGGATAACAAGTCAACTCGGGGGGGATTTTGGACACTCAGGATATAAGTGACTTTTTTGATACGAGCAAAGCCTCGTGCAAGGGGAAAGACATCACCTTGTTTTATCCAAATCTGCCCGCTGGTCAGCATCGCAAAGATGTTGAATTAGCAAAAGAGATGTGCAAGGAATGTGAAGTCGTTGAGGGTTGCCTAGATTATTCCCTCCGCTATGAACCGCTTGGAGTTTGGGGTGGAAAAAGTGAAATTGAAAGAGAAATTCTGAGACGCCAGCGAAAAATAACTTTGCCACTTGATCGCAGGGCATCGCCCACTGTCCGAAGGTCGGTTAACGCAGGAAGAGTACAGCGGATTATTAATAGATTAGACTTAGCAAATGAGTAATGCTTCTGTCCCACAACATGTTGACAGGTTCCTCTCAAAACTGAACGGTGTCCGTCCTACTAGTAATGGCTGGGAGGCTCGTTGTCCATGCCGTAACGACGATAACAATCCATCGCTCTCTGTGGGCTTAGGCAATGAAGACAAAATTCTACTTACCTGCCATCGCGGGCAGGGCTGTTCTGTTGATCAGGTTTGTCAGTCGGTGGGGTTGAAGTTGGCTGATCTTTATCCTGAAAAGAAAGAGGAACGCAAACTTTCTCTTGTCGCTACATACGATTATCGTGACGAAAACGGGAAACTTCTTTTTCAAAAGCAACGGTTCGTGGATCAGTGGGGAAAGAAAACTTTCCGACAAAGACGACCAGACCCTGCCAATAAGGGCAAATACATTTTTTCTTTGGACGACACACCAAAGGTTTTGTATCGCCTTCCCGATGTCCTACACGCTAAAGACAATGGAGAAGTGATTTGGCTTGTTGAAGGTGAAAAAGATGCCGACAATATGGTCGCTTTGGGTTTCTGTGCGACAACGCCACCAAACGGTGCAGGCAAGTGGCTTGACATACATACTCGCGCATTAGAGGGCGCTCAGGTGTGGATTATTGCGGACAATGACAGTGTCGGTAGAGACCACGCAAAAATGGTTACTAAAACACTTGAACAAAACGGATGCACTGTTGTCAGTTGGGTTCCCCCAAACAATTTTAAAGATGTATCAGAACTTTTAGGTGCCGGTGGGACAATTGATGATCTAGTTGAAATGAAAGACTCTGAACCTTTGGACGACATAGTCCAACATGAAGAAGAGGAACAGCAAACTGAAGCGATCATTGAAGCGACGACACCGCTAGTTGCGCTTGCCGAAAGGTTGAATTCTCTGTTGATCCGTGAGGATATTTCGGAGAATGTTCGCTTAACAAAAGCGTCAATGCTTATCGGTTCATTTGGACGAGAAGATGAAATTGACAGGGGCAGACTGGTCAATTGGTCGCAGTTTTTGTTGGAGACCGAGAACGAAGATTATGACTGGATTATCCCTAATGTTCTTGAGCGTGGAGAGCGAGTAATTGTTGTAGCCGCTGAAGGTGTCGGAAAAACAATGCTCGCAAGACAGGTGGCGATCTGTAGTTCATTCGGCATCAACCCATTCACTATGTCTCGCATGAAACCTATACGAACATTAACCATTGACCTTGAAAACCCTGAGCGAATCATTAGGCGAACTTCGGCGAACATCATGGGCGCAGCACGCCGTCTTGGATATTTGGATGGTGAACCTGAGTGTCATATCCTCATTAAGCCGTCAGGTGTTGATTTGATGCGTCCGTCGGATAGATCAATTATTGAAGAAGCAGTTGAGACCATTAAACCCGATCTAATTTTGCTCGGTCCGATCTACAAATCTTTTGTTGATCCGGGTGGCAGAACATCGGAATCAATCACTGTTGAAGTTGCCAAATACTTTGACATGTTGCGCGATTACTACAACTGCTCATTGTGGCTTGAGCACCACGCCCCATTGGGGACATCTTCTTCCACTAGAGATTTACGACCGTTCGGTTCTGCTGTGTGGTCACGCTGGCCGGAGTTCGGTCTGTCTTTAACTCCTGACCCAACGGCTATGGGTGAGTATGTCTATGATGTGCGACATTTCCGTGGCGCGCGAGATGTGCGGGAGTTCCCGACTAAAATGAGAAGAGGGAAAATCTTCCCATTTGAAGTTATTGAATTTATGAAAGCATCCTGACATGGCTGAAAAAGGTTTAACTAGAGAATTTCTTGCTGAGCGAGACTTGCGTATTTTTAAGATGCGTCAGGCTGGTGTGCCAATTGCCGAGATAGCGCGAAGGTTTGGGGTCGGTACTTCTAATGTTTCCAATTCAATCCGAAGGCAACTTGGCAAGTTAAATCAGGAGGCTTTGTTGGCTTATCCTGAGGTTCTTCAGATGGAACTTGAGCGTTTGGATGCTCTGCAATCTGCAATCTGGCCGTTAACGCAACACCGAAAACAGAAAATGGATGACGGCACAGAGGTTTCTATTGAGCCTGATATTAAGGCTGTGTCTACTGTTCTTTCTATTATTGATCGTCGCGCAAAATTGTTAGGCATGGAACAAACGAATGTGAATGTGCAAATGGATGTCCGTGATGCTTCTCCGTTGCGGGCTGTTTTGGCTGGTGCGCCGGGTGTGGTTCAGTCTGAAAAGTTTGATTCCGAGGCTGAGGCTAAGAAACTTTTGATGCTTATGAGCGATGCGGGAATTATGCCTCGTGAAACAATCAAAGAATTGCTCGGTGACTTCCCCGCTCTTGAAGATGGCGACGATATTCAGGATGCAGAAATAGTTGATGCTGACGACAATGCGGTATCACAAAAAGAGATTGACACCATCTAATTTCGTAAAACGATAGTTTCGTGCAGTTGATCGCTTGC